CAGGACGAACCGCATTTCCTGTTCGACGCCTACTTCAAATTAAAAACAGCACGGCCAATGCCACTCTACGGTGTACCTGGCAGAATAGATCAGTTCTAATGGCCGGATTCTTCAAATCAATAGCACCATCGTTAATAGCGGGAGCAGCTTCCCTAATTGGGGGAGCGTCCGCTAATAAACAAAACAAACAACTCGCAAGAGAACAAATGGCGTTCCAGGAAAGAATGTCAAACTCAGCACACCAGCGAGAAGTGGCAGACTTACGAGCTGCAGGACTAAATCCAATACTATCCGCCATGGGCGGAAACGGGGCGTCAACGCCAGCAGGTCAAACCGCACAAATGCAAGATATTGTCGGAAACGCAGTTACAAACGCCCTCTCAGCAAAACGTCTAAAGGAAGACATAAAACTAATAAAAAAGTCGGCCGAAAATCAACACTACCAGGGCGAACTAAACCGACACAAAGGCATAACAGAAATGATGCTCAGGCCACACATTGAAAGATCAATGTTCTTAAATAATGAGAATCAAAAATATATCAATACCAACTCAGCGTTGAACGCAAAAATAAACACATCAGTAATGGGCTTACCCATAAAATATTTCGAACGTCTCGCATCGCCAGTGTCATCAGCAGCTGGCGCAGTACGAAAATTCACCTTACCTGGGCGCCGATAATGAAACAAAAAAAACCAATCCTTCGAACCCAATACTCCGACCGCGATAATTGTGGCATCACATTCCCTGACCAGGGAATGACAAAACAATCATTTAAAGATGATTGCAACATAAACAATATCATCAATAGATTCATACAAACGGGTCAAGTCATACCAGTAAATAGCGTAAATCAAAAATACGGAATACAACCACCTAACGACCGGACCCAAAACCAATACATCGTAGCAACATTAAAAAGTGAATACGAAAAGCAGCCACAAGACATCAGAAGCACCAAAACGGTCGACGAATGGATTATCGAAGGGTTAACCGAACACCAGGCGCAAAACACTCCAGAGGGCAAACCTGTGGACTCTGACGTACACGCGGAAGCGGATACGTCAGAGAACGCAGGTTCAGAGAGCGACAGCGAAGCAAAAACAAACATCGAAGCGGAAAGTGCTTGACTTTTCGCGCAAGTATCAGTTATGTACTTGTCCTTAACTGTACTAGGTGACACCAAAGTTAGACAAAATCACTAAAAGGAATCAAATCATGGCAAAACGTCGTAAAAAAATGAATTTCAAAAAATCTAAAAAACTGTTCCGCAAAACAGCAGCAAAGACGAATCGAAAGAACGTCCCCTCATCACTCCCAATGCGTGGCGGTATCAGGTTATAAAATGACATGCCATGCTATAAACCTCTCGAAGCTTGGCGTACAAAATCGGGTATCACTTTCAATAAATCGGAAAGTACCCATCTATCACCTTTAAAATTACCCTGCAATCAATGCATAGGCTGCCGTCTTGATCGTTCCAGATCATGGGCAGTCAGGTGCATCCACGAAGCTTCACTTCACGATAAATCAATATTCATTACCCTTACCTATAACGACGAAAATCTGCCGGACCACGGCAGTCTAAAAAAATCAGACTTTCAAAACTTCATAAAGCGATTACGCAAACTACTGTCACCGAAAAAAATACGTTACTACATGTGCGGGGAATACGGCGATAAATTAGGCCGTCCGCACTACCATGCAATCATATTCGGACATGACTTTTCAGACAAAAAAGTTCACCGAATAGAAAAACAAATCAAGTCTTACAGATCAGCAACACTGGAAAAATTATGGCCCTTAGGATACTCGGAGATATCCGACGTTACTTTCGCATCCGCGGCCTACGTCGCAAGATACGTGATGAAAAAAATCACAGGCGACCGCGCCCAATCCCACTACGAAAGAATAGACAAACAAACAGGCGAAATAATACAACTAGAACCGGAATATAACTCAATGTCACTAAAGCCAGGCATCGGCCATGGCTGGTTCGAAAAATACTGGAAAGAAGCATACTACAACGACGAAATCATCTTACGGGATGGTAAAAAGATCAAAGTGCCCAAATACTATGATAGTCAACTAGAAAAAATCGACCCTGAAACATTCAAAAACATTAAACAATGTAGAGAACAAACAGGCAGGAATTACCAAAGAGAGCAAACACCCGAAAGATTAAAGACTCGGGAAATATGCGCACAATCAAGACTAAACCAACTGAAAAGGAAACTATCGTAATGAAACTAAGAATGTACACAATCTATGACGCAAAAGCGGAAACACACTGTCAACCGTTCTTCCACTACCAGGACGGACAGGCAACACGAGCGTTTAGCGACGTAGTAAACAATCCAGAAACACAAATCGGAAAACATCCAGAAGACTACACTCTGTTCTTCTGCGGAACCTTCGACGACGAAACTATGGACGTCGTACAGGTCCCTCCGCTATCATTGGGCACAGGACACAACTTCGCAAATCAAAATTAGGGCCCCAAAATGAAAAATCCGTCGAACATGACCCACCAGTTCTCACGCGTTCCAGAAGCAAACATTCAGCGGTCAGTCTTCGACAGATCTCACTCCCTTAAAACGACCTTCGACGCAGGGCTTATCGTCCCCATTTATGTGGACGAAGCCTTACCAGGAGACACCTTCAATCTAAACATGACGGGCTTTGCCCGTCTTGCCACACCCATCAAGCCCATTATGGATAATCTCCATATGGAAACATTCTTCTTCGCGGTACCAAACCGCTTACTCTGGGACAATTGGCAGAAATTCAATGGCGAACAGGAATCACCAGGAGATTCAACCGACTACACAATCCCACAAGTCACAGTCCCACTCGGCGGATACACGCCCGGGTCTATTGGGGACTACTTTGGGTTACCTATTGGCAATACTGAGCCTTATAGCCACAGCGCACTGTGGCATCGTGCCTATGCAATCATATGGAACGAATGGTTTAGAGATCAAAACCTCGAACCACATATCGAATACAACACAGGGGATACAGTCGACCCCTTTTACAACCATGTGCCATATAACCGTGGGAAGAGATACGATTACTTTACCTCTTGCCTGCCTTGGCCACAGAAGGGTGATCCCGTATCCGTACCACTAAACGGAATCGCTCCCGTAGTATCAGACCTGGCATACGGGGGCTTCGGTCAACCGACATTTAAAGACACTGATGGCGGTACAACACAATACCAATTCCTCATGTTTGACGGGGTCAGTCAGAACGCGTCCTGGTCAGGTTTCCCAAGCGACGAAAATCAGGCAGGTTGGGATGAAACCGCACTAAGAGCAGACCTTACAGGCGTATCAGGCTGGACCATCAACGAAATGCGTGAGGCATTTCAAATTCAGCGCATGCTAGAAAAAGACGCACGTGGCGGAACACGATATACGGAAGTAATCCGCGCACACTTCGGCGTCACATCACCAGACGCACGGCTCCAGCGTCCGGAATTCCTAGGCGGTGGATACTCACCCGTCAACATATCACCAGTCGCACAAACAGCACCCACAGCTGACGACGGCACCCCATCAACACCCCAGGCCAACTTATCAGGCATCGGCACAGCAACACTACACGGCCACGGCTTTACAAAATCATTCACGGAACACTGCACACTACTGGGATTCGTATGCGTACGCGCAGACTTAACTTATCAGCAGGGTCTCGATCGCATGTGGTCCCGTGAAACTCGATACGATTTCTACTGGCCCACACTCGCCCACCTGGGCGAACAGGCCGTACTAAATAAAGAAATTTACTGCATCGGCGGAGAAGAAGATGACGACGTCTTTGGATATCAAGAACGATATGCAGAGTATCGATACAAACAGTCAAAAATAACCGGATTATTCCGGTCAAACTTATCCACGACCCTGGACGTATGGCACCTTGCCCAATTCTTTACAAACCGTCCAGTACTCGGGGAAACATTCATTGCAGAACAGCCACCCATCGACAGGATTATAGCGGTCCAGGACGAACCGCATTTCCTGTTCGACGCCTACTTCAAATTAAAAACAGCACGGCCAATGCCACTCTACGGTGTACC